TTGGAGAACCCGAAGAACTTACTCGCGAAGCAGTACCGGTTTCGTTTCAACCAAGGCCGTTACCAGCTGATGCACAGTTGGTTAAACCAGGCACCGCAGCAGCTGAATACTGTGCAGCTAGAGCAATTGACCTAAACCAGTATGATTTTTACACTTCTCGTAGCAAAATAAACTCTATCGACCGACGAATACTAATCCCTTGTTATTACCAAAAGCAACTAATTGGTTGGACAGGACGAGCACTAAACGACCGAGTACGTCCTAAATATTTTAACAGCTATGACGCCAACTATGTGTTTAATCTAGATCGACAGCAAGACAATGCACAATTTGTAATTGCATGTGAGGGCCCGTTTGACGCAATGGCAGTTGACGGAGTGGCGTTTATGAACAACGAAGTAAACGCTGCACAAGCTGAATTAATAGAGTCTCTGGGTAAAAGTATTGTGGTGGTACCGGATCGTGACCGAGCCGGAGAGCTGTTGGTAAATACTGCGCTAGAACACAGCTGGTCAGTTAGTTTTCCGGTATGGCAAGAAACCTGCAAAGACATAAACCAAGCAGTAGTCAAATACGGAAAACTGTTTGTGGTTAAGGCTATAGTAGAAGCAACAGAAACCAACAGACTTAAAATAGAATTAAAAAGAAAACAACTAAAGTAAACAGGAGCATATGAGTAAAGAATACGGAACCGACATACAAAAGTTGTTCTTGGAAATGATGTTGCAAGACCCGCAGAGTTATGTGCGTGTGCAAAACATATACAATCCTGAAAACTTTGACAGGAATTTACGACCAATAGCAGAGTTTATGCAATCGCATTCTCAGGATTACAAAACACTGCCCACGGCTGAACAAATTAAAGCAGTAACCAGCACGGAACTCAAAGCGGTACCAGGGCTTGCCAGTGAGCACTACGAATGGTTTTTATCTGAATTTGAAGGGTTTACTCGCCAACGAGAACTAGAACGTGCAATATTGTTATCTGCTGACTTGCTGGAAAAAGGTGAGTATGACCCGGTAGAAAAACTAATCAAAGATGCTGTACAAATATCCCTTACTAAAGACATGGGAACTGACTATTTTAGTGACCCAAGAACACGACTAATGGCAATCAAAGACAACAATGGACAAGTAAGCACAGGGTGGCCTGGGCTAGATTATAGACTGTTCGGTGGTATGAACCGCGGTGAACTAAATGTTTTCGCCGGCGGCTCGGGCTCAGGCAAAAGCTTGATAATGCAAAACGTTGCAGTGAACTGGGTGACATCTGGACTAAACGGTGTGTATCTGAGTTTAGAGTTAAGCGAACGGTTATGTGCTATGCGTATTGATAGCATGGTTGCAAACATTGCAACACGGCAACTATTTAAAGACATCGACAATGTTGAGCTTAATGTAAAAATGGCCGGCCGCAAGTCGGGCAAGCTGCAAATAAAATACATGCCAGCGCAAAGTAACGTAAACCAAATACGCAGTTACATAAAAGAGTTGCAGATACAAACAGGTATGCGAGTAGACTTTATAATGGTTGACTACCTTGACTTGGTTATGCCGGTTACTGCAAAGGTATCGCCTAATGACTTGTTTGTTAAAGACAAGTACGTAAGTGAAGAATTGCGTAACTTAGCAGGCGAGTTGAACGTACTCATGATTACAGCATCACAGCTTAATCGGTCGGCTGTTGAGGAAGTAGAATTTGACCATAGTCACATTGCCGGCGGTATTAGTAAAATTAACACTGCTGATAACGTGTTTGGTATTTTCACTAGCAGAGCTATGCGCGAACGTGGTAAATATCAAATACAGCTGATGAAAACACGTAGTTCTAATGGTGTTGGAATGAAAGTTGATTTAAACTTTGATGCAGACACACTGCGTATTACTGATGCAGGCGACAACGAAGATGACAGCAACGGAGCGCACCGAGACCCTGAGTCTATAGGAACCACCGGAGAAGGTGCTGGCAAGATTAATGCGTCTGTTGACAGCAGCAAATTAAAAGCAATGCTGGCTAACCTAAAAACACAACAATAGGTAAATACACAAACAAGGATAAAACCGTGCTACAAAAAGAAATTATCGAAGGTCGTTTGCCGTCAATAGAATACGAAGATAAAGCTGATCGTATTATTGCTTCCTTGCGCAGCAGCGACAGCCAAGTATATACCAAGCTAGGTAAAAAGTTAGAAAAAATTGTAATACTCAAAGAAGAATTACAAAAACTAGAAAAAGAAGTCAAGCAAAGCACCAGGGAAGATGTTGCCGGGTTATTTGATGCCGAAGATGCAGCAAAAACCCGTGTAATAGAAACACTAAGTTTTGCATTTACATTAAGCAAAGACCCTGCTCCTACTAGCAGTGTTAAGTATCAGAAAGTTCTTGAAGAACTAGAAGCACATTTAACACCAGAACTTATAGTAGTACTAGAGGGTATTAAAAAGCAATTTACCACGGTTGCGGCAGCAAAAGCACCAAGTTTGCGATTCAAAAACAAAACACTATCTGAAGAGCAGTCGTCTATTAGCCAACTTGCTAACCGAGTTGCTGCTCAAGTCGAAGCATGGGGAGAACGATACGATCGTCAGTTAAATTCACTTAAACAACTAGCTCAATAAGGCTTATACTTTGCAGAAAAAGACTCGCAGTTTATTAACTGAACTTGATGAATTTTTAGTTCACCGTGATCGAGAAAACATTCTTGAGGGTCGGGCTAGCAATGTTATTAACAGTGCAATACATTTGTTAGAGTTTATTTCGAAAAACTACACACAAGAACAAGCCGCAGAACTAGAACGGCGTATGCTTAATGCAATTAAAAATAGAACACCCGAGAAATTTTCTCGAACAATACGTAAGATAAAAAATGAAAATAAATGAAGTATTAGCTAGTCAGAAGTCAGTTGCTGCCGACACTAAAAAAGTTATGGCAGAGTTGGCACCGCGCTGGAAAAAAATAGCAGCAGTGATTACTCAACAAAACGGAGAAGTAACTGAACAAGATGCTGTTGAGTGGTTTACCAAGATGTCTAATACTGCACCAACTAGTACTCCTACTGCACTTGATGACAATGCAGTGATAAAGTAGCTAGCAGAACAAGTAAGCGCGTACTTAACCAAGCGCAGCCCAAAAAGCAATAAAACCAAGTCCGGCTTTGAACTAGTATCAGGTGCACGAGACGATGAACCCTCAGTAATAAAATACAAGAATGTGTTGTACACCATTGGTAACTCTGGTGAATGGGAACGTGTAGGGGTCCCAACTGTGTTAGCACAACGATACCAAGACCAACTTGACCGTGCTGCACAGGAACTAGGGATATCTTTGTGAAAGACCTTGAGCTAATACAAGAATTAACCGAAGCTAGAATGTACCGCGGTGCAGACACACTAACTGGTAAGTCAGTTAAAGACCTAGCAGAAATTGTGTATGTGATGATTCTAGTAATCGAAATACTACGGCGAGAAGATCCCCGCAGTGCCAAAGAGTATGTGGCAAAATCTACATATTATACCAATTTCGAAACTATGCGCAATGGCAGCAGTGATTTGCATAACTTGATTGCAGTTATCATGAATCAAGAAGACTACAAAGAACGAGTACAAACCAATGCACACATTACTGTGCCGCTGCTTACTACTAAGAAATATTTTCGAGACATAGAATCTGGCAGCTACCAAAACGGCGAAGTGCGCCAGTATATACACAGACTAGAAGGTTACCTGGGCATAAGCGAAAGCTGGATTAAAAGCACACGGCGTGCAATACTTTACTGGGACATGACCAGCGAAAGCGAACGTGAAAAAATGTATCAGCTAATTAGAAACTTTTTCCAAAGAGCTAGTATAAACAACGATTTGTACGTGTATTACTTTAAAAACCAATTTCGTTAAAATCTTCATTAAGAGATAAATAAAAGTATACGCAAAAGCGTAAAAATTTAAGGAGAATAAATTATGAGTGAATTAGCAAGAGTAAACGGTGGCGCAGCCCCAACAGTAGTAACCGGTCGTGAATTGGATATGTACACAGTTAGCTTAACTGGTGTGCAAACTGGTTTTGATGCAATCGATAGTGATTTTGAAATCTTGGTTCGTGCAATCGGCCGTGTGGGTTCAATTGAACTACTTGGTACACCAGCAGCAGGCACATTCCGTGTTGCCATTTCTGGTTGTGCATTGACAGCAGCTGAATTGCAAACTTTGCTTGCAGCAGCAGTTGCAACTACTACAGTAGCTGACTTTACTTTCTAAAGTAAACAGCAATAAACAAAAAGCCCTGTTTTATGCAGGGCTTTTTTTTGGCCGATAAATATAAACATGACGCAATATATTGGTTATACATTAATTGACTGCACTGCAACCGGCATTATCGGTACTGATGCAGCATTAAGCAAACAACGTAATCAACAACGAAACTGGGAAACAATACAACAAGTATTGTCAATGCGAACCAACATTGTTTACATTGCTAACCGTGACGCGGAACTTGTTGACTTAAACAACTATCACTTTGGTGTAGACCACCAGGGCCGCCAACTGGTGTGGTCTTTTGAATTTACTACAGCAGCCGAAAAGCCGTATTATCGCAACAATCAAAATTTTGGGTTGCTATACGATGATTTTGCACATACTCCTTTTATAAGTGGACTTTACGAATCGGTTGTGTTTTCAGAAAATCGCAACTTCTTTGAAACGTCCGGGTCTGCACAGAATATTTACTTTATGCAGTTATCAAGCTAAATACACGTATGAAAGTAGTAGAATTGCGTAATAAAATGCTTCAAGCTATCACTAATGAAGAGCACGAGTTATTAGAACAAATAACTAGTGAACCAATATTAAAAAGTAGCTTAACCGAACGACAACAGCAGTTAGCGCATCAGCTAACAGTAAAGAACATATTACTACGGGTGAATAATGAAAACAAAATCTACTACTCCCGCAAAATTTAACTTTGATAAAATTGCGTGCTTTACTGAACAAGAGTTAGCTGCACTATCTGCTAAACGTTTGCCGTTTTGTTACCAAATAGGCAGCGACATACTGGTAGGGCGTTATAAAATAAAAAAGCTAAACACCGACACGTGGGAGGTTGTAGTTGACCTGTTACAAACACATTACTTTTGTTCTCGTAAAGATGCAATTTTTTATTGCATGGCTTTGCATTTACGTGAATATGGAATCGCTGCTGAAATTGCTGCGGTGGATACTACCTTAGCTAGACTAGAGTCAGATGCACGCAGTTATCGTGTGCGGTACAAACAAGCATGTGATGCAAAAGACCCGTGGGCCGAAAGCCATTTTTCTAGTAGATACACAGACACTGCATACAAGATACATCAAGTTAAGCAACAATTGCAAAAAGTTCTTTTGCGGACTAAATATATACAATGTTAGGAAATAACCATGAAACTAAATGATATGTCAAACACTTCTATAGCAAAATTAAACAAGCTGATCGAAAACAGGTTCGGTTTTACGCTAGACCTTAATCGCTTGTCTATGGAAAAAGCCAAGAAGTTAAGCGAATCTATTGATCGCAACCTAAGTGCAATTCGCCGCAGCGATCGACTACACACAGCCGAACGTGATCCTCGTTATATGGAACTTGTTGTTGTTAAAGAGTCTCTTAACCGGTGGATCAAAGAACAACGTCGTCAACTTAAAGAAAGTGATATTTCTAGTGCCGAAGTACTGCTAGCAGCCAAAGATATGGTTGACAGTGTACAAGATATGGTAGAAAAAGTTGGCAAAATGCAAAACGAACAACTACCGCAATTACAAGACAACATCCGCGATGCTATCGGCAGCGCACAAGCTGAACAATTCCGCGATACCGCAAGAGCAGCACTGCAAACACTTATGGATCAGTTAACTCAAACACGTAGCGAACTTGACAACGGTGTTAGAATTGTATCCGGCGAACAACCTGATCAGCCAATGTCTATGGGCAGTGATGACCCAGAAATGGACGCTGAACTTGATGACCTTGCAGACACGGATGGGTTTGATGCAACTGCACCAGCAGCTGGCGGCACCGAAGTAGGACGCGAGTTGCGTTAATGAAAATATCTGAAGTATTAAGAGAAGACACTGCCAGCGCTGAACAAAACCTAATGATCACGCTGGAACTAATTAGACAACGTTACCGCAGCAAAGGCGGCCCTGTTTCTATAAAAACAGCGTCTCTTATTAACATGGTTCAGAATACCGGCGCTACTTTTGATTACAATTCACTAGTAGCAGCCAACGAAAACAATCCAGCAGTAAAAAATCTTATAAAAAGCTTTAGCAAAGACAAGGTTGTGTTAGACACTAGTGAATCGGCAGATATGTCAGTAGACAACAGCGACGAAACTGTTAACAATGACGAAAACATGGACACTAACACAGTGTCTAATATGGCAAAACGCGCAGCCAAAGAGCGCGGCGCCGCTATTTAACCTAAACCCAAGACAGCGCAGTCTTGCGCTGTCATACTAATTTAACGATAACAAACAAATTTGACTACCAACCGGTGGCACGAGAAACTGTTGACGGAAAAAGACACTACTGTTTACCTGACGGTAGTCGAGTTGCTAGTGTAACCACAATACTTGATCGCACCAAACCCGAAGAAGCAAAGCAAGCACTAGCTAATTGGCGCCGGCGGGTTGGCCCAGCTAAAGCACAAGAGATCACAGCCGAAGCA